GTGTTTGTAAGCTGTATATGCCATCGCTATCTTTTACCCATTCAAAAGTGGTTTTTGTCGTCATAAACATATTCCTTAATGGATTCCAAGCTCTCTCTATCTTTAGCCCTGTTAAGGGCCTTTCGCTTAATGGCCCTTCCCCTTTCTAGAATGTCACTCTTCTTCAACGGAATAGCCCCGCCATGCGTCTTCTTCTTCGTCTTGCCCATCATCTTCCCCGTCTGGAAACACCTTGTTAAACTTCTTCACTAATGCATCAGGGAAACATTTTATCATATCTTCCAAGGTAATGTCAAACATTACACAAAATCCATCAATGCTGTCAATGTTCTCTTCAGCCCACTCCCTAACGGCAAGCAGCTTCTCATGGTAGGTTTCGTTTGCCATATACTTCCTCTCTTAAATGGGTGAGGGCATCTACTAATTCATCAAGGCATGTTTTGGTCACGTACCAATGGCCTTCAGTAGTTATGTGGGCTACTTTACCATTAAATTTTATATGCAATTGTGCAGAGGCGGATGTGATGTATATCCACTCCCGAGGACTCATCTTCCTCCAAGTTCCTGTTTCAGTAGCCATAATTTCCTCGCTTTTTACCGCCCATGCTTTTTACGTAGGAAGTCAATACTAATAAAACTTTCATCGAAATGACCATCTTGCACTTCGTGGAGCATAACTAACCCTCGCCAATACCTGTTGCTTGTTACGTCCATATAACTTTCATCGTGCAAATAAAACGAACCGGCGATAATACAGGTAATTGAACTACCATCGGCTCTCCGCCCGTAAGCTACCTGACGGCCTTGTTGATGGCCTACAACACAGCTTTGATGGCACTTAGATACCAAGGTAGCTGCGCTACCTGCTGGCCGACCCATAAGGCCCACTGGCATGTAATGGTTAAACACCACACCTTCAATGGTGACAGGAGTGAGGAAAGGGTAGGTTTCCCAATGATCTTCATACCGTAGGTCTTTGGTTGAGACGGTGCCCTCTAGGATGGGTAGGTTGTTAATGGCTCTGTCAATGCGATTCTCGTGATTACCAAGTAACATCACCTTGCGAGGTTTGTACACCTTCTCCTTGCTCTTCTTCTGCTGCGCTTGCAGTTCTAGCAAAGGGCCTAGCAGCTTTGCCATGCCCTCATGCGCTGCTTCAATGTCATCTTTATAGCGAAGCCCCTCGAAGTGTTTGCTACCTGCCTTGTCATGAGTGGATAGGGAGGGCATATCAGCAAAATCCCCTAAATTCACTATGACATCAGGCTTCTTATCTACAATGTATTTCCCTGCCCACTCAAGGTGGTCAAGGGGCACTCCCTTTCTAACCTGTGCGTCAGGTATGACTAATAGCTTCATAGGTTAAGTTCTTGACCAATGGCAGAGATTTCTTCCAATGCTTTCTCACTCTTCAGCCGCTGCTTTAGTGGGGTGGCATTGTACCAGTCATGCACCCTCTCTATGCTACGCAGTAGCTTATCTACCTTTTTCTTTTCTTCTTCTTTGTCCATTGAGAAGATGGGAATATTGCAAGGATTCTCCTGCACATTACGGTAGGTATTTAACAGTGACTCGGCAACAACTTTATCTACTGCATCATCATCTATTTCAATAAGCATATTAATACTCCTTAATGTTAGCTCGAACGTTAGGCGCTTTCAGGTGCGCCGCGTGTAGATCGCCGCGACGATGGCAGACACTCCGCCCATTGCAGCGGCTTGCCACCACTCAATCAGGCCCGGGTGCATCGTGCGCAGCGTCACCCACACGCAAACCACGGCGGCGGTGTATTGCACAGCCACAAGCGCTCGCAACGCCCAATCGCTACGGCTACGCGCGCCTAACACCTCGCTCAAGTCAGTCTTCATTTCCACACTCGCTCTTGTCAGTAAGTTTCTCCTTCTTCTTCTAAGGAGGTTGTGTAGTCTTCACTTTCACAAATACTCTTGTACAGTTGTGCTAGGGCAAACTCCCCCTCGGCATAGTAGTAGCGATAGGATTCTTCTGGTGTCATATTTCGGGGTGTCATTTGATCTCCTTATTAAAATGAAATCACCTTGCGAGGTTTGGCTATAGCTCAGTTAGGCCCCGAACTTCAGGCCGTGCTGGCGCTGCCAGACTTCCATATCTTCGGTGTGCCAGCCATGCAGCTCAATGCGCTTGCCGGCGATGGTGCCGCTCGCCAGCAGCCGCGGGGTCGGCAGGCGCGGCAGCGCGGCATGCATGGCCCGCAGGCGCTCAATTTCTCGCTCGGCCTTGATGAGTTCGTCGCGCTCGTTGCAGTCGCTGCCGCAAGTGGGGCACGCTTCGGCGTTGCGCTCAGCCTTAAACAGCAGCACAGAAAGCTCGTGGCTAAGCCCTGCGGCATCTGCGCAGGCGCGTAGCTCTTGCAACTCCTGGTCTGTAAGTGGTGTGGTCATACAATCTCCTGCACTCGTGGAACATCTACAATTTTAACTAAGAACACCGGGCCTGTCGAGTAGTTAAACACCCGCATATCAGGCCAACACTCCTTCTTGAAGCCGCAATAGGAGCACGTTGTACACAACTTCATATTCTTACTAGTATTACTCTGTGGCACCAGCCCTAAGCGAGGTAGCGTATTCTCTGTCAACTCTACAGCTTCCGTGGCAGCATGCGCCTGCTCTGCGAAGTGCACCTTATCCACTTCAATGGGGAAGTAGGCAATGTGCCCTAGCTCCTTCTGTATTGTAAGAAAACCAGCAGCACTACTATCAGTAGCAACAGCATAGCCACTTAGCTGATGCTTGTACCCAAATGGATCATCCTTCAACCCCTCTTCAAACTTGCGAATGCCGTTCTTTGTTGTACTCTTTACATCAACACAAACACCGTCAATGAAAGCATCAAGGCGGCCAGAAATAGTCCAGCCATTGCCGACATTATAAATGACCCTCTCTTGCTCTCTTTGTACATCATGGCCGCTCGCTTTAGTGAGAGATAGAACAAGAGACTCCAACATATCGCCATATAGAAACTTAATTCGGAGATTCCCATCAACCTCCTCCTTATTAGTGGGGGTGTTTACCTCATACCAGAGTTGTCGGAGACAGGGCTTGCCAATTTCAGAAAAGGATAGGTGCTTCTCCTTCCGCACCCAAGGCTCACCCCACCACTTGCTGTAGTCGGTAGAGAATGAGAAGGTGTCACCAAAAGGGGCCGAAGCCCCGGAAGCCACCTTGTAGATGTCATCTACGAGAGTCTCGATGGATTTCACTCATCACCCTTCTCGGCAGCGCGGCGTTCCGCATCACCCGCACTATATTCTTCAAACTCACGGGCAATTAAAAGGACACTCTCAATAAGCTCACTACTGGTCATCTTGATAATGGTATCCCCATCTGTGCTATCCGTAAATAGCTTTACAGCGTTGGTGAGGCTATTCTGCCGAATGATGGCACGGTCGCCATGCAGTAGGGGAATGGGGAAGGGACGGCTAGGGGGGCCATAGCTCCGACCTGCCGCCGCTGGTGCAGAAGGTCCGTCATTGGTCGGGGAGGGCGCTGCGGCTGGTACTCCAGGCGCTCCCTTGGCGATGACACGCACAGTGCCCTTCTCCACATCCTTACCATAGCTGCCCTCAGTGAACGTAAACTCAATGGTGTCACCCACCTTAAAGGCGGGTTTGTTGAAGCCAAGGTTGAACCTTTCACCATTTGCCATGAAGGTGTAGGACAGCTTTTCGCCAAACTTCGTGTTAACCTTGCGGTCGTTGATAGCGGTAACAGTGTAGCTCATAGGTTATTCCATTTCTTCCATATCTTGCCAGTTCAAACCCATTGAAACACCAATACGCATGGTGTCAAATGGGAACGTAGGGTCTAAGAAACCCTTTACATACTTAGGTGAATTCTCCATAACATCTTTAACAACAGAGATAACATTATACACCTCTCTCTCCTTGCAGTCAACAAGGATGGAGTCATGCACTGTGTTAATTAAGAGACACTTGCCATGCAAACCCTCCGCCTCTAGACGTCGTTGCAAGATGCCCAGGATGAGGGGCACCATGTCACCTGTTGCACCGCCTTGCACTGGGTAGTTCTTTAGTTCTGTAGGTGATAGGGCATGCCCTCCTTTCCAATCTACATAGTAGCTATTAAAAACATATCTACGACCATAGGGAGTAGTATATGTATATCTATATTGTACTCCTGTTTCTTCTTCTTTATACACTACTTCCTTCTCTTTATCTGCTGTTCTTAGCATTGCATCATGCCACTCTTTGACACCCTTATAGCG